GAACATGCTATGTAAAAGTTCTGGTAAGACATTGGGATGGTTCAAGTGAAACAGAAATTGCTAATAGCTATGGCATAACTTATGTAAAGAGGACTGGAGGAGTGAACACTTATGGCTATGCAGTAGATGCTATAGAAGTCGTTGTTCCCCCTACAATCTTTAAAGAGGGAGAAACATTAAGAGTAACTCTTGAACAATGGGGAACATCACAAAATGTCCCAGTTACAGCAAATTGGTTTATAGGACATGATCCTCAAAGTAGAGCAACATCTGGAAAAGAGGATCTTGTTTCTGGTGCAGAGGGAACTTTTGGCACAGACCCTTCAATTTCAACAGTCCAACTTCCAATTAAATTAGAGGTTTAAATACAATGGCAATACAAGAACTTAACAAAGCAACAACAATAGGATTGACAGAAGTACCCGACTTTATAGTTCAGAGTATGGCTTTAGATATAGCAAACGGAAAAAGGGAAGAAACATTTGTTTATTATGATAAGGCACCTGAAAACTTTGGTTATCAGTTCAATCATCCACAAGTAGCCTCACCACTGAACGCTATTTGTACCTGGGCTTATCGTCAAGGTTGGACAAGTGAAGATAAAACAACGGAAGTGATTTTAAAGAAGATTGATGGAAATGGGAAGGAAACTTTTAATTCAATTATATGGAATCATGGCAATGTTAAGTTAGGACACGGCGATTCTTTTATTGATATAATCAGAAACAAAAAAGGAACACTTGTGAATCTTATTAACATTTCACCAGAGAGAGTTAAGTCTGTTTGGAAAGGTGGAAGGATTACTCGTTATGAAATATACAATGGGAATAAATGGATAAAGAAAAAAATAACAGAGATATTTCATAGTATGAGTAAGAAAATGGGGGATTCAACTATAGGAACTGGACAAATTCAATCTAACAAGAATGTTAATGATGCTATGATAGAAGCCTTTGAGGATGAGAGAGTAATCAAGCATAGAGATAAGGCTTTAGGAATTGTTTATTACAAGACAAGTAACGCAGGAAAGATAAGTTTTGCAAATACTCAAATAACAAAAGCGGTAAAGAACGGGGACATGGTTGGACTGCCAGAAGACACAGCTAAGATTGAACCATACCCTTCTAAGTCTTCTGAGGATAGGCAGAATTGGCTAACTTATGTAGAAAATTTAGGTTATCAAACAGGGGGGACTCCTAGAAGTATTGTGACTAGTGACGGAACTTCTGAGGTTGGCGGAATCAATGGACATTTAATATTCGAGCCAATCTATGGAGCAGAACAGTTAGACATGGAAAACGAATTATGGCAACAAGTAGCAATAAAAATTAAATTTAACAGACCTCCTAGTTTAGCACCAAAGACACAAGAGAATGCAGAGAAGAATACAATTTAGAAGGCCTCCAAGTTTAGCACCAAAGACACAAGAGAATGCAGAGAAAAACACAGGTCAAACATCAATACAACCAGCGGAGGTAGAGCCAAAGCTCAATAGATAATGGTAAACGGAAAAAAAACAAGAACAGATTTAGAACCAAAGTTTGACAAGCCGCCACTTACAGCCAAACAACTGTGTGAGGCAAAGGGTGGAACTTGGGATGAAGCTAGAGGCGTGTGTATATTGCCTCCCCCAACAACTCCTAAAGTTCCAAAAACAGAAGCAACAACTCCTGAAATACTCCCAACACCCCAAACATCTAAACAAGTTCCATTGCTTAGCGATGAAGAAATAATAGCAGTATTTGGAACAATAAATATAAGCAAATCACAAAGATTCCAATTAGAAGATGCTAAAATTAGAGGTAAAGGAAGTATCAAAGGTTTCGGAGATCTAAATGCTGGGAGAGGATTTACTGAGGCTCAATCTGCGGCATTAGCACCAGCTCAAGCAGCTGCTCAATCACAGGCTCTTATTGAAGAAGAAAGGCAGAGATTGATAGCAGAAGAAACTCCTCAAAGGAGAGAGTTAAGCCCAGAACTTTCTGTCGGTGAACAAATACCTGTTCTTGGTGGAATTATAGGAACACTTTCAGATTTTATCAGACCATTAAAAAAGAAATTGGGATTTAAAACATTTGAACAATTACCTCCACAGGATGAAAGAAACATCGCACTAACAGAGATAGCGAGGATAGAGACAGAAAGGGGTTTAACAATTAGCGAACAATTTGGGAAAGTTGTAGAATCTGTTGGATTAGCTAATATAGGGGTATTTGGATTAAGTGCGAAAGATTTAATTGAAACTCCTAGCGAGAACGCTAGAGAAGCTTTGAGTAATATTAGAAAAGAAAGAAGAAGAATCACTAATATAGAGACTAATGTTAAACTAAGTTATCTTCCTGTAGAAGTTGCTAGAGACCAAATAGAAGACATAGAAGAAAATGTTATTAGATTAGCTAGTAGAGTTGGGTTCTTGGTTTCTCAATCCCCAGAACTTAAATTTAATTCCGACTTTGTTAATACGATGGAGACGGAAATATTGCAAACTGAGGAAAAAATATTCCAAGCCAAACAAAACATACTTACAGGAGCTTCTATAGACCCTACAGAAATTCAAATACTACAAAAATTACAAGAAGTACAGGACGAGGAAGATTTATAAAGTCTGTGTCATGATAATTTCTATGAAAACTTATAAAAAAATACTAATAGTATTTGGTTGTTTTTGGTCAGGAATTTTACTATTAGCATTCATAGCTGCATAATGACAAATGAACAAACAAATACGTCTGACACATCAGGAAATGAAATTAATAAACCTGATAAGGAAACTGAAAAACCTACTGAATCAGTTTCTATCGTGGATGAGGCTAGAGCTATACGTGATGAAATTAAAAAGGAGAAGGAAGAGCTCAAAGTGCAGAATGACAGGAAAGAGAAGCTCCAATCCGAAGAGTTGCTAGGTTCAAGTGCAGGTGGACACGTTGAAGCCCCACAAGTCTCAGAAGAAGAGAAGAAACAAAAAGGTGCAGAAGAATTCTTTAAAGGAACTGCATTGGCTGATGACATTAAAAAAGCAAATGGATAAAAAAGACTGGGAAGATAAAAAGAAAACATTTTTAGAGATGCAAGTTAAGGCTACTGAGAATAAAAACAATGTTGTTGCACAGCTAGAAGAACTTGAAGTCTTTTTGGAAGCTATCAACGCAAAAATCAAAACATTTAAATAATCGCTTCACCGAATAACTTTATGGCAGAAGATAAAGAGGAAGAAAAAGAAGAAGATTCTGAAGAGGCTGAATAATGGTAGTCGCAACAGTTATTCAAGCACCTACTATTTTTGAAAGAAGAGTTATAGATAATACTACAGCAGTGCCTATTGGAACTCTTATGAAACTTCAAGATAGTAATACAGTTGTTGTAACTGCAGCAAACAATGACCCTTTCGGTGGAATCTGTTGGGTAGAGCATACAGCTAATGAAGGAGTAACTGAATTAGTAGTTGCTATGGATGGAAGATGGGCTATTGAAACAACTGCAGCCGCAATAAACGTTGGAAATATTTGTTCTACAGCAGGGGCTAATACAGTGGCTCAATCTGTTGGAACTGCAGACACTA